CCGTCGGGTGGGCGTTGTAAACGATGCAAATTCTCATGCCCAAAGGTACAAAAAAAAGGGCCACCCCCGAAGAGATGGCCCATGACCACTAAACCATGCGGCGTATGAGAACCGCAGGTCAAAGATACTTACGAACCGCTGATTTGGGTCGTCAGAGCCGAGAAAGTTGCGGCGGCGATGTTCAGCATTGCATCGGGTTCCATACCCGTCAGCGTCATCTCGTAGCCACTACGGTCACCGAATGCAGTACCCGTTCCAGCAGTTCCTGCCGAGGCTTCCAAGCCATTCGCGGCACCAAGCAACCAGTAGCGGTTGTTGTTGTCAAGGACGATGACCAGCAAGCGATTCCGAGCCAAAAGGCGCAGTTCGTTGCGCACGGCGGTCTGCAACTTGTTGATGGTGAAGGTGACTTCGGGCGTGTAGAACAAGGTGCCGTTCTCAACCGATGCGTTCAAGGTTTCCGTCATTGAAGAGGTAGCCTTGGTCAAATCGTATTCAAACCAAGACCCCGAAACCGAGGTAGGAGTGAATCCAGTTACCAATCCGCTGCCGTTCGTGTTGACCGAACCCGTAGCGTTGATTGGTTGTACAAAAATCGTTTTGATGCCGCCGACTGAATCACGGCATCCGAGGGCGTAGCCCGTAGTTAGGGAGCAGGACATAGTGTATATTTATTTTGTGAGTTGCAAGAATAAAAAAGCGGGGGGAAGTTTCCCTCCCCCCTTACACTTAGGCCAAGCGGAAGTCAACCATCAAGTCTGGATAGGCAAAATTCACTCCTGCCTTAAAGGCTGCCTGCCAACGGATAGAGTCGTTGTCGCGTGACAGCCAGATGGAGAATTGCTCCTCGTCGGACAAGAGGTCGGTTCCGTAGAACAAGTTACCGAGGTAGGTGCAGACGATACGGTTGGTGTTGGTCAAGCCTGGGACTGCAACGATGCGAACATTCGTGCCAGGGTAGATGATGTCACCATCAGCCAAACCTTGCAAGTCAACTTGGTTGTACATGACACCAGTCTGCGCCTTCATGGCACCAATCAAGGTGCGGAAATTGTTCCATCCGCAGAAGATTACGAGGTCGGTCTTGGTCAAGATGGCCTGTGGGATATCATTGTAAACTTTGTCAAAGATGCTGATGACATTGATTGTGGTGATACCAACGGAAGCCGATACTGGGTTCCAAGTGGTAGAGGAAGCGTTGGCGAGAACGGTTGAACCAGATGCAGCGTTCAGCAACTGGTTGATACCGCTGAAGTAAGCGTTGCCCTGCCAAATGGCGGTTTCCAAGGCTTCAGCGATACGGAGAGCCTTCTGCTCGGAGAATGCTTGTTCAAATGGAACACCGTCGTAAGAGGAACCTGCGGTCAACTGTGACTGCATCCAGTACTGCTCCAAAGAGCGAGGGCAGAGTTCTTCTTGAATCTTCATGCGACCAACGGTGATGTTGCGTTGGGTGAAGGTGGTAGTTCCCGAAGAAGTCCATCCGCAAGAATCACCGCTCGCAATAGCGGCATCGGTGTCCATCAGGTTGAGGGCAGCGGCTGACTTGATGCCCACCTGCTTGGTGAACAAGGATGCCGAACGAGCGGCAAATACCGCTTTGGTGATGAGGGGCAAACGCTGCTGCTCTGTATAGGTAGTCAGCGGTGCAACAAATGAATAACTCATGGCTTTGTTTTTTGGGGGTTAAGGTTAGTTAGATTTTTTTAGGTTTTGGATTGCTTGTGCGAGGGCATTGAAGTTCTGCTGGGTTGCGGCCTTCCGTTGCTCCACGATAGCGGAGGCGGTAGGCTTCGGGGCTTCGGATGGGAGTTCAGCGACCTTCTCTACGATGTCGGTCATGGTTTCCATCTGCGAGGCAAAGGCGGCCATCTTGTCCTTCATCTTGCCCATCTCGGTATAGGCGGCCTTCAATTCCTCCATGATGCTGACCAAGTGCTTCTTGACGATTTCTTCAACCATGGCGGGGTCCACCAATGGGTAGCCTTCGGCGATTTCACTCACCACTTCACCTGCAACTTCGGGGGTTATCTCGGCGGCAACGGCCACTTCCTCGGCGGGGGCTGGGGCTTCGGCTACGACAACTTCGGTGATTTTGCCGCCTTCGGTCTTGACTACGCCAACACCTTCCACTTGATGCTCACCATCGGGGGCAGGCAGGGTTTCGTCTTCGGTGATGACATACACCGGTGTTCCAGCAACGAGGTCGCCATCCACACGGATGACCGTACCATCTACCAACTTGTAGTCGGCGAAGGCTTGCTTTTGGGTTGTGAACTTGCGGAGTTCGGTCCGCAGGGTTTCAATGGCTGATTTCAGGTTCATGTTATTGGGATTTGTAGGTTGGGTTGATATGTTGCAAAAAAGCGGTTAAGTCGTCTGCAAGGCCCGCAAGTGCGACCTCTAATTCCGTGCCTGTGTTCTTCATGCCGAATAGCCCCTCCACCGAGAAACCTTTGAAGGCGTGACGATTCTCCCAAACTTCATCGTTCTCCACCTTAAACGAACCGAACCAAGAGCCGTCGGGGGTGTCCTCGTAGCCTTTCGGGGGAAGGATGCCCCGTTCTGCGTCGGTGATGTAGGATTCAAACATGAAGACCCCATCAAGTTCGGCATTGTGGTAAGCGTTCACATTGTGCTGGTTCCCTTGCTTGAAATACTTTTGGACAATCTTGCGGATGGTCGCCTTGTCAAAAACGACATAGTACTCGCCGTAGGTGTCGTCCTTCCGAAAGATGGGCGTATCGGCAAGCATCAGCGGTCCAGTCAGCACCCTGCGTTCCCCTGTTTCGGCGAATCGCTGCGGGGTCTTGGCGAAGGCTTGGAAGGGTTTCTCAATCGCAGGCATATCAACGAGGGCGACAAACTGCACGCCTTCGTCCACTTCGTCCACGGTCATTCGGTACACGGGTAGTTCCATAGGGGGATATGTAGTAGTTACCCCAATGTTGCAAATTCGGACAAGCGGCGCACCCTGCTGGTCGTCTGCTGAATGTCACGCTCAACGACATAGGCCCGCATGGGTTGGTTCTGCTGACCTTGACCCGATGACAGGTCGCCCGTTCCGAGGTTGGTCGTTTGCGGATTAGTGAAGATGGGAGGCGGGGTCATGCTTGCACCTGCCGTTCCACCCATCACGCTCCCGCCTGGTGCGCTTCCTCCACTCCCTTGGAATTGGGTCGCTTTAATCTTGGCCACATTCGCAAGACCTGCGGCGAGGGCAAGACCTGCCTCAACGAACCGCTGGCCTGGGAAGACCAATTTTGTTGGGTCCATTCCCAAGGCCGAGTTCACGGCAAGGTAAGTACTGACAAGGGCTTGGGCGATGCTTGCGGCTTTGGACACATTGAAGGCCCGCCGTTGGGCTTCCTCGCTCTTGCCTGCACTCGCTTGGATAATGTCGCCGATGACGGCGAAGGACTGCCCCACATATTTCTCACGAAGGGCGGCGAGGTCTGCTTCCCGTTGTGCCTGCCCCGCTGCTGACTTGGCTTCGGCATCGTTGCGCATTTTGATGTTCCGAAGATAGGCATCACGGTTGCGTAGCATTTGGTTCTCTTGGAGTTGGTCCTGCTTCATGATGCGGTCCAGTTCCATCTCATAGAGGGTAAGGTTCAAGTCCTCCACGAACTTGATAATGGCATTGTTTTCTTCTTGGAGTTTCAGCAAGCGTTGTCTGGTGGCCGCTTCTTCATCCTTGCGGCGTTGCTCCTGTTGGGCCTTCCGCTTGTTGTCAGCAGCGATGAGTGAATCGGTGTGCCTATTGTAAGCGTCCCGATAGTTCTCCAACTGCGCTTCCTCCCTTTGCAGGGCCATGGCCTGCTCCGCTGCCCGTTGCTTGGGGTCTGGTAAGTTCAAGAACCGACGCACGGCTGCGGTCAGTTCGTCCCACTTCGCCACAAGCAGGCCAACGGCTGCGACTGCTGCACCGATACCCGTTGCAAGGAGTGCGATGCGGAAAGCCTTCATCGCTCCTGTGCTGGTTCCCACCGCCACGGCGTAGAGGGCTTGCGCCGCTGCTTGGCCTTGGGTTATCAAGATTGAATCCTTGTTCAGCAGGTTGGCCACCTGTTGCACCCCGTTGGCGAGGGCCATAGCCGCTTGGACCTTGACGAGGGACTTTTGCAGTTCTTCCTCTTCCGCTCCGAATAGTGCCGCTGCACCCTGGGCGATTTGAAATCCCGCCGTGATACCCTGCACCGCACCGACGAAGGTGTCAATGGTTCGGGTATCGGATGCAAGTTGCTTAATCCTCTGCTGCGTGTCCCCGATTTGGTCCTTCAGCCTTCCAGCCTCTTTCTCCATTTCACGGAATGCCTTCGTTCCGTCTTGCCCAGCGAGGGCCATATCCGCAAGGGTCTTCTGCAATTCCCGCAAGCGGGTCTTTGCGCTGGTCGTGCCAGCGGCGGTGGAATCCTTGAGGCCAACCTCAAGTACAATTTCTTTGGTTACATCTGCCATATCTTATCCTTCGGATGGGAGTTCGGGGTTAATGGGTGGTTCGTAGCCCGGGTCGGTTGGGTCGGGGTCAATGGGACCGTTGAATAGTCCCGATGGGTCGTTTGCAACGGGTGGGGTCGTGGTAGCGACAAACTCGGACAGGTTGAGGATGCGTCGCAGGGTTACACGGCAGGGCTTCATCTGCCCGACCAGGTAATCTCGTATTTCGAGCAACCGCCACCGAATCCCGCCGTAGTAGATGGGCTTGCGGAAGTCCAGTTGGTAAATGTCCACGCTTGACAAGAGCATCGTGAGTTCCAACTGCAAGGCTTCTTGGCTGACGGTTTCGTTGATGTAGTTGAGCCAATAGGTGTTGTAGAGGTTGTTGTTGGTGTAGGCGTACGGGTTGCCGCTTGCGTTCACGGCGTTGTAGTACACCAACCGAGGCTGCCCGAAGGCCAAGTCCACGCTGGGGGCGTAGGGGTTGTCAATATGACTGACAAAGGGCATCCGCAAGATTCCCACGGATAGGGCCGTGTTCCCGCTCACGCCGTACTGGTAGGCCCACTCGGTCTGTCCATTAATGAGGTTGTACTGCGCCAATCGGTAGCCCGTCTGCAACGCTTTGACCGTTCCGCTTGCAAGGGTTCCTTCAATGTCCCAAGTACGGCCGACGATTTTGTCCGTGCTGAACGATGCGGGGATAAGTGTCCCGCAAAGGGTTTCAACGACCTTATCGCCCTTGCCGTAGAAGTTGGAGGTGTTGAAGATTCGGCCGCCGTAGCCTTCCCTTGCAAGTGGGTAGGACTGCTTGTAGGTCTTGGACAAATAGTCGTCCATGTCCTTGTACTTGAAGATGACATTGGTATAGGCATTTGGGTCGCCGTTGGTCAGCACCTGCTCTGCGTTCTCGTCCGACTTTTGCGTCCAATCCACCACGCCCGACGAGTAGAAATCCTTCCAAGGCTCAATGTACAAAAGTTTTGGGTCCTGCGAATCGGGCATGAATTGCAGGTTGAACATCTTCTGCAAATCTTGCAGGAGGTCCGACTGCTTGACATCAGCAGGCAGGGCGGTCCGCATATCCAGAACGCCAAGTGATTGCGGGTTCTCAAGGCAGGTCCATTGAACCGTTGCTCCCGATGGAATGGCGAAGTTGTTGTTAAATAAGTCGTATGTGACGATGAAACCGATATTGGCCGTCGTGTTGGCGGGTATCGTTACATTTTGGAAGCGGACTACAAATTGCCTGCCCGTTTGTCCTTTGAGGTTGGTGATGACCGCATTATCAGTTGAATCCGTAAGATTGCGCACGGACATATTGGCCTCAAAATAGGAAGGAGTAACTGCCCCGCTGACGGTCAAAGTGACATCAATATTCCAACGGGTTGGAACGGATGGAGCGACGAATATGCTGGATGATGCGACCCAATATCCTGGGTTGTCATAGAACGGTGCGGGTGTGTCTTTGCTGAATGGTAGGTTGATGTCTACATCTTCGGCAAAAGTCGTGATGCCTGTGGATTGCGCAAAAATATTGGACCCCGATAGGTTAATGGGTCGCAATCCCGAAGCATATGGGATGACCAGTTTGTTGAATAGGGACGAATTGAAGAAGTTGGATGAGTACCTGAACCCTGCCTCGGCGAAGATGAGGTCCACCATCTTCTTGACATAGATGCTTGGGCCAAGGCTCCACCACGGGGCTTGGAACCAACCGCCCCCCTGGTTGAGGATGTCCGTAAATCCTCCCGAATCAATGACCCCGTAAACATACCCACTTGATGCCGCACCGCTTGCCGTCCAGGTTCCCGACACATGGCCGCTGGTGGGCGTGTGGTTCATTCCTGTAACGCCCGCCGTGTTTACCAGCATATTGCCCTCAATGGCTTTGAACAAGGACACATTATCGGTGAACAACCCCACCTCGTAGGTGACCGTTCCCTTGGTTTTGGACATAGATAGCAACTGCATCACTCCGCTGAACACTTGGACCCCATCCTCCCACATGGCGGCACGAATCCGCTTGTTGGGTTGAAATCCACCCACGAAGGACTGGATGTTGTAGGCATACGCAAAACAGGCCCGATTGTTCGGGGTGTTCGGGAGGGTGATGGTTTTGCTGAACGATCCCCGCTGCTTGGTCACATCTTCAATGTCGCCAATGCTATAGGTTACCGCAATGTCGGTCCCGCCCATCGTGTCCAGCACATAGGCGAGTTCGGGCATGGCATTCAGCCCCGCAAAGCGGAGGTACAGGCAGTCAAAGCAGGCTGCTTCAACCGCATCCGCTCCATCGGCAGTCGCACGGGTGTTGAAGTTATTCCACGCCGTTAAATCGTCAATGAAGTTGGCGGTCGGGTAGGCTATGAGGGTTACGCTCATAGGATATTATTATCGTAAGCCACGGCAATCTCAATCTGCAACTGCGTGAGGCGGTCATTCCGTCTGGTTACAAATTGATACTGATTGGCGTTGACCACCGCTTCCACAAGTTGGCCACCGAGTTCGAGCCACACATACCCGCTACGGACCATCTCAATCAGCCACTCGGATTCGGCATCGGTCAGCCAATCGGAGTTGAGTGCGTACACATAGTCAAACGACCCCGCCCAAACCTTGTTGTAAGTGGTGGTAGCGTACACATCCGAGTTATACCCAAAGACCTCCCGCTCAATATTGGCCCGCTTGCGGTTCTTCATGGTGAAGGTGTACGAATCAATCCCGCCGTACTTGTTGACGAAGTGGACGGGGATGGAGTTGAACCGCTGACATGGGCCGATGACATAAGTGAAGGGAACCGTTCCGTTACCACCTGCATCAGCAAAAATAATTGTATAGTACGCACCCTCGGCAGTTGGGAAGTTGACCGAACCAGCAAAGCCGTCTTGACATTGCCCCGAAGTCAGGCTCTTGATATTCATCGGTCCAACACCAAAGCGGAAGATGGTAGAACCCGATGCAGACCCGATGCTGACATCGTAAGTCCGAACCAATGTCCCTCCTGCCGTATAGTAGGTGAGCGTTGCAACGATGTCTTGGGGGCTTGCTAATCCCGAACCAACCCCTTGACAAAGCCATCCGTAGGAATCGGAATAGACTGTCCTACGAACATTCGTTGCAAGGCTTTGAGTTACCGCATCATTAAATCCCCCATCTGCTGGGAAGTACAAGCCCCCACTCCAATCAGCCAATTCCAACTGCTCCAAGTTTCCCGCAAAGGCAACATTCCCCGTCACATTGGTAGTCGTTCCCGTCTGCACGACAGGGGTGCTGCCGTATTCTTCCATGAAGGTCAGCCGATAACCCGAATAGAACCCCGCATGGTCCACGAATCCCGTCTGCGTCAAGGACGGCTTGGTCGGGCTTACCAGAGTTTCCACGACCTTCTGCACATCGAAGAATCCGAAGTTGGTGGTGGGTAGTTTGTCGCATTTCAGCCGTGCCAGCGTCGTCGTGCCTGCGGGGTTCTTGACATCGCAGACATACCTAAAATTGGGTTGTGCAATCAGCGAGCCGCTGACCTTGTAGAGCATTTTGTTGAAGACGGGGGTTGCTACGAGGGGCGAACCCGAAAGGACTGATATGGCCATAAATTAACGGACGGTTGCGACGCTGATGGACTTGCCGAGGACTTCGGCGATGTTTTCGGTTAGTACTGCGACCATATCCTCGGTCACGGCATTGCTCATAAAGTTGGTAGCTCGTAAGCCTTCCCGCCGAATCTTGTTGGCGATATTGATAGCAAACGACCTGTTGGCGGCAATCTTGTCCCTGCCCTCCAAAGGAATGCTTTTGAACGCAATCCACTCCTGAATGGGTCGGATGGGTGGCCGCTTGTCCCTGTACTGAAACGGGCTATTTGGCGCACGGCTACTGCTTTTCGCACCCTTGACACCGAGGTCCACAAACTTCCAATAGTCGTTGGCCACAATAGCGACCACGAAGGAAGTATCGGTCAAGGTGATAGGTTCAAAGTCAATGCTCGCCGATAGGGAATCGCTTGCGATGGCTCCTGAATTTGCGAGGTTCTGCTTGGCCAATTTGATGACCCCTTCCAACCATTTCGTGACTAGTGCGTAGGACTTATTGTCAATCGCTCCATCCGCAAGGCTTACCCCGAAATCGGGCAATGCTTGCTTTTGGAAGTCGGTCAGTTTCTTCCCTGACCCGCCTACGAATACATCAAACTCCATGCTGGTAAATGTAGCCTCGCAAATTAAGTGTCCTACCGCCGCCGCATTCGCTCTGCCTCTTGGCGTTCGGCTTCCAAGATGTCGTGAATCAAAAGGGCGTAGTTCAAGAACTCCACCGCCTTCATCGCAAAGATGGCATCAAATTTCAGTACATCCTTGTTGGCCATCCTCCACACGACCATGAGCCAACCGTAGCCAGCGAGCGGGTTGGTTACTGGGCCTGCATCCCCTTCGTCAGGTGCTTGGAATAGTCGCTCAAAACTTTCAAGTAGGATTCTGAACTTAGCAAAAAAAAACTGACCACCCCCCAAACATCCCCGATTTTGGCGTGGGACTTGAACAGTTCGGCCCGCTCTTGGTGGGAAGCCCCGTCGTACTTCTTCGGGAAGTAACCGAGGAAACCGCCCTCCCTGCAAAGGGTCGCCATGATGCGGTGCAGATTCTGCACCAACTTCTTTTCGTCCGTCGTATCCGTGTCCATCAGGTCAATGAGTTGTCCCGCCGTGAGTTCGTCGGTGAACACCGTCGGAATCCACCACTTGCCACCTGCTTTGAACCGCCGCTTGTAGGCGAGGGTAGGCAATTCGTTCCACTCTGCGATGATAGTCTTGTAACGCTTGGTAAGCCCCTTGGCGGGCATTTCCCTTACGAGTGATACATCCACCCCCTCCACGATTGCAACGACCCCTGCACGCTTGTCGTAGTCCGTGAGGACGGGGCTGAACTCCAGCGCAGCGATGCGTTGGAACTGGTCGATGGTGAGGTCTTGGAGTTTCATTTTTGGAAGTACCATTGTTGCGTGCCTGGGACAACACCGTGCCGTCCTCCGAAGTATTCGCCCACCGCCTTCACGACCCCTGGCCATCCCGCCGTGTAGTCGTCACCGCAAATGAACCCTCCCCGCTTGACCTTCGGGAACCACGCCTCCAAGTCCGCAAGCACGGGTTCGTATTCGTGGGCCGCATCGATGTACACGATGTCAAATTCGCCCTGCTTGAATAGTTTGGAGGCAGCAATAGAATCGCAGTTGTGGTCCTTGACTTTGTCGCTTATCGGGGCGATGTTCTGCTTGAACGCTTCGTAGGACGGTACCGAATTGCTGGCTTTGTGTTCGGGCGAACCCTCAAAGTGGTCCACCGCTATCAACTTGTAGTTCTGCCCCCTGCTGACAAACACCTCGTCAAAGATGGCCGTGCCTCTGCCAAGGTAAACCCCGATTTCAGCCATGGTGATTCGGGGCTTGGGGGGCATAGTGTCAAGAATGAAGTGAAGGAGTTGGCCTTGTTCCTGTGGGCTGGACCAGCCGAAGATGTGGTCGTGTTTCATCGCTTAAAGATTTCTTTGATGTTCCTACTGTTGTCCCGATAGTTGTTCGATAGGTGGTAAACCTTGCAATGGTCCGCAAGTTCGCCCTGCTCGGTCATTTCCAGCATCGGCTTCAATTCCAAAGACCAAATCGGCAGGGAAGCAAGGGATTCACGGTAGAGGCCGTTGTTCGGTATAACCTGCAACGCTTGCGGGTTGCGGCTCAACACCTCGGCAAGCCGCTTGGTGCTGAACATCCAAAAAGCGTGGTAATTGATGTAAAATGGGAGGCTTACATAGGTCTTCCCGTTCCATTCCTTCCACATATTCGGTGTAGGATTGAATGTAATGTCGGGGCTAAATTCGCCTTCCACATTGGGGTAGGTTTCAATGCGGGTGAAGGACGGGTACAGGTTGTCCTCGAACATCGGGTCGAACTGCTTGGTGAAGTTGACGAATCCCTCCTTGGGTAGCATCATGTCGTCCTCGAAGTAGGCCACCCAATCAAAGTGCCGATACACCTCCGCAATCCTGTTGCGGTGCTTGCTGGTCAGTTCCCAAGGATGCCCCATGCTGGTATGAGCGTGAAAGGTAACGGGAAGGTGGGCGAGTTCTTGGGCCGCTTGCGGGTCGTTGGTGTCCACAAAGATTTCGGACTGCAAGGGGTAGGACTTGATGGCCTCGATGACCTTGGTCAAGTTCTCCACCCTGTTCGGATGGTGGTGGTAGGCGATATTGGCTAGCAGTTTCATGGCTAAAAAGTGATGACGAATTTGCTTGGGTCGGGCCATCCTGGGTTCGGGTCGTACACGGTCATTCCTTTCCGCTTTCCAATCCAAGTTTCGGCTTGATAGCGGTGTTCCCGTACTGGCTCTCCGAGTTCACGGATGTGGGATGACTTGGCCCACCAAAAGTTACCCGCAAAGTAGGGGTAGCCGTCGGGGTTGTTTTGGTCTGCAATTTGGGGGAACTGCTCGGTGGTAAGCCAATGCGTCCCCACGCAGTCAACATTGGCGAGTTCTGCAAGGGAGCGTTCCCAAGCCACGATGTTAAAGAATATCATAGACCTGCACCACATCTGCTTGACAAGCGACGGGTCAGCACCGCCCTTGGTATGCCCGTACAGGTAGGCCGCATCCTCGGTCTGCGATGCCTTGTACATCTCGGTCAGCGTGGCCTGCTCCCAAGCGTTGGTTCGGGTGACCACCACCTTGATTTTTGGGGCCACGAGCGAGTTGTCCAAGATTTCCTTGACCAACTTCCGCTGCTCTGGTGGACCGACGATGCCGACCCGAATCTCGTCCAACTGTTCAATCAGCCCGTAATTGCACAGGGCCATCATGTGCTGGTGCATGATGAGTTGCCATTGGCCGCCGCCGCCGCAATAAATGTGGTAGTAGTGGATGAGTTTCATTGGGTGAAAAGGAGGGTTAGGATGCAGCCGATAAAGACCAAGGCCAGCACGACCCGACCGATGGCGAGGGCGAGGTCAAGGATGGATTCGAGGTTCATGGGCGATGTATATGACCCAAGAAACACCCAAACAAGAATGCAAGACAAAGCAAAAAGGCAAACAAGGTTAGGTTCATGCCCCAAAGTTACACCACAAGATACTTCCCCGAATTACTGACCGCAAGTTTGTTGAGGGCCACATATCGCAGCGCATCGCAGGCGTGGTTGTAGGAGTCAATGGGGACACCTGTGTCCTTGCCGTCCTTGTCGGTCGCCCAGGTATAACTGCGGAGTTCTTTGATGAGGTTGGTGCTATCCTTGGTCACATGAAGATTGAACCGCTTTAGCACATCTATCCCCTGCCTGACCGAATCGGGTCCCTTGCTTGCGGGCTTGATGTTAAAGCCCAAGCGGTAGATTTCCTCAATGCTCTTGGGTTCTGCCGAATCGGCCACTATCTCCCAAGCACGGGTAATCCCGAACTCCTTTAGTCGGGTGGCGATGTCGGAGTTGGTCAGGCCTCGGTGGTAGAGCAACTCATGCACAAACAAGTCGTCGCCCCTGCGGTAAACTGCGACCAAGGCGGTAGGGTCGTTGCTAAAGCCCCAGTCAAGCCCGTATGCGACGAATTTCATCGTGGACGGGTCTATTGCCTCAACCACCGTGTAATCGCCGTATATCGCCCCTTGGAGCGTTCCTACCTGACCGAGGCCGTACACCTTCCACCAGTTGGCCCAGTATGCGGATGTTTCGGCCTTGGTTCGGTTTAACTCAATATCGTTGCGAATCGTATCGGGAAGAGCCTCGTTGTCCTGGTAGGTAAGGATGAGGAACTCCGCATCCGTTTCTGGAAGGACTTCCGTGTGCGCCCAGAACTCATGCGTGGGGTTGAAGTCAATGTAAATCTCCTGCGATGTACGGATGGCCAACTGGTAGTACGAATCAAAGTCAATATTGTTGGCCTCGTTTATGTAAAGGATTTGCCGCCTTGCCCCACGGAGGCGGGCTTCCGAATCAGCGGAAAAAAACTCAATCGTGGACCCGTTGGCGAAGTTGTACTGCAGTAGGGTCTTGTTCCAGCGGTCGGGAACCCACCGATGGGTCCATTGCATAATCTTGGCGAAGTCCTTGATAGCCCCCCGCCGTAGGTGAGGGACGGATTCGCTTACCACGGAAATCTCGGACTTCGGATGGCGGGCGGCGTGGTCAATCAGGACCGCAAGGATGCCGAAGGTTTTGGATGCAGATGTACCGCCTTGGATGACTTTCTTTCGGGCCTTCATCGCCCGAATCTTCTTGATGGCTGTGGTGTACTGGAACAGCATTTTGTTGGCGTCAACGAAATGGTTTTGTGGCCATGGCAGGAGTTGAACCTGCGAGAAACCCCGTTTTGGGGCGTGTGTGCCTCCCACCACATAGCCGTGTGCGTGTCTTTCCACGCTGTCACCACGTTTGTTGTCTTAGTGTGGTTAACTTGGTAGTCAGGACAGGACTCGAACCTGCAAGTCAGTTTTACATTTCGTTGACTGACCGCACCTTGAAGCGAGCGTTTGCCATTCCGCCACCTGACTATATTATTTACATTTCTAAATCAAAAACATATGCCACAATAATATAGGTGATAAGAAACATGCCTATAATTGATAATGTAATTGGTCTAAGAATTTTTATACTTACTATTTTTTCCATTTTATTTTTTGTTTAGTAGTCAGGACAGGATTTGAACCTGTAAAGTACCCTTGTTCAATTTTTTAAGGAGGGGCACTATTTAATCTGGAACAATAGCGTCTACCAATTCCGCCACCTGACTGACACAAAGATACGAGCCTTTCGCAAACCCGCAATACTATTCGCCGAAGAGCGGCTGCTCTATCGTCACGCTCGTTTCCTGCTTCTCGACCAAACCGTTCAACCGCTGCGTGATGGAGGGGTTGTAGATGCCGGCCATGCCTCCCTTAATTTGGTCAGCGCGTATCGCTTCCTTTATGCGCTGGCAGATTGCGGAAAATTCTTCGTATGCTCCCCCTTTGTTGTTGAAATAGTCCCTTCCCCCATCAGCAATCCCCTTATCCCAAAGGTGCAATTTGAACCCCTCCATAGTCAATGGGGCTTCTTTCTCACGGTAAACCTGCACGGCTTTGGGGCCAATCCAATCCTTTACAAGGATGGGTTGCTTCTTTGTATTGTCGCAGTATTCCGTGAACTCATCCCATAGTTCGCCGGGGTTCGCAAATACCCGTGGCCTTCCTGCTCCCATCAGTATTCGATTTTGTCTATGAGCGAATCAATCTTGTCCACGATTTTCATCTTCACCGCAAAAGCGTTGGGCGAGTTGGATTCTTCCACGGCACCAATGCAGTCGCAGAGGGTCGTGATGACCATCATCAGCGAATCCATGCGGGCCTGGACCTGCGCTTCGTTGGGTGCTTTAGTCGAGTTCGCCAAGTTCCCGTAGTTTATTCCTGCTCCAGCCAAGGGCCGCTTTGCCTCCCCATAGTAGGTAACTTATGTAGCCGCAGTCGCTGGTAGAGTCAGCGTTGTCGTAGTAGGTTTCAGCCCGTGAAAGGTAGGAGTGCATCCGCTTGATGGTTTCAAGGGATATGCCTTCACCATTGGCGAGTTGTTGCGCCCTGACCTTACCCGTTTGGGTTGCACACTTGTTGCCGTTCCGCTCGTTAAGTTCAATGCCCCTCTTGGCGTTGTTGCGCACTCCTTCGCCGTAGTCGGCATAGGTTTCAAAATGTTCACGGGTTGGGGTTGTTGATGGCATGGGTAACGGTGTGGTGATTGGCTTCGGCGAATTGGTCCGCCTCTTGGTAAATGTATTGAAGGGCCGATTTTACGCAGTCAGCACACCACCAATTTGTGTTGGGTCTGCCGTGGGCGACGAGGATGGTCTGCAGGTCATGGACCGCTTCGGGAGTCAGTCGCATGAACAGGGCCGCTTGGTACTGCTCCCAATAGTGGCGGTGCTTTTGGGCAAGCAGGTACTCTTCTTGGGTCATCGGTTCGTGACTTGGAGGATGACAACGGTCAGCCCAGCAGAGGCGAGGCCGTAAACAGGAGCGAGGACCCAACCGCAGGTAGGCAGGGTCAGGGCCACCGCCACCCAAAAGGTCAGGCAGGTGACGCAACTGAACGGCTTGTGCCTTCCCAGCCATGTGCGATACCACCATTGGGGGAGGACATGATACTCCGCAATGGCGAGGGCCGTGAGCGAACTAATCAGTAGGGGAAATATCAGCGTGTCCATGGGATTGAATGGCGGCCTTGATTTTGGCCTTGGCTTGGTCGATTGAGTAAATGATGCTTCGGTACGGGATGCCCGTATCACGGGACAACTTCTTCATGTTCCCCGTCCGCAGGTGCAGTTTCAAGAGTTCCTTGTCATACGGGAACGCCCCGTCCTTGGCCCAAGTGTCCATCTCCGCCTCTGCGATGGCCCAAAGGTCGTCCATGAGGGAATCATATTCCGCTTGGGGAATAGGCGAATCGGGGTTCAGTTCTTCAAGCAGGTCGTGGTGTCGGTACTTTTGGGCAAACTGGTTGTTCTTGCCCCTGTAAAGGTTCAGCAGCAGGCGCACCACATAGAACTTGAAGTAGCCCTGCGCCTGGATTTGCAGGATTTTGGCGGGGTCTTTCTCCAGCAGTATGAGGACGCACTCCTGCTCCAGGTCCCTCCAAAGCGGGTCGCCGCCTGTGATGGTCAGGCACGCCTTTCGGATTTCGCCGCTTCGGTAGAGGTCCAGTATGACTTGGTCTGCTGACTGCATACGCAAAGATTGCAAAAAAAAAGGGGCAGCGGTTAGGCCGACCCCTTGGGCGTGTATGCGGTTTCGGCTACTTTCCGCTCGGAAGTTGCAGGGTATCAGTAATATAAGCCCCTTCGGCGGTCTGCAAGTACTCCTGCGCATTGTTGAAAACTTGCCTCCGTAGGTACCGCAGTTGAGGCTTCGCCTTGCAGTCGTTGTGGAAGGATTCCAAGTTTATAATGATAGTGCTATAGTGGCGGTTCAGTTCCTTGCCGATAGCCATGTAGGTAAACAGATACTCTTTGTAGGCGATGTCAGCCACGATGTTCCTAGCGATGACGCAGGGCCGTTCCCTGCTGGGGGAGCGCACTTGGTCGGGCGTGATGCCGAATATCGCTGCCGTGGTGTCAACTAAATGGTGGATGAGGGCTGGGGTCATGGGTTACTTTGAAAAGGCTCGGATTGCACGCAAGTCGGTCACAACTTCGGTTAAAAGGACTTTTAATTGAGTCAATACTTCTAAATCCTCTTTAGTAAGGAGTGCCTTTTTTAGTTCAATGGCTTTAGTAAGGCGTTCCAATTTTGCCTCGTATTTTTCTATTATTTCGTTCATGGGGGTTGGGCTTAAACGATTTCGGGGATTGGCATCCAATAATTGACTTCAATAGCCCACCAAGTATGGTTCTCGGAGTTCCACATATCGTCATGCCACTTATTCCCGCCTTGAAACCAAGCAACGACTTGCATTCCTTCAACATCGGTAATCAGCACAGGTTCGCCATCTTCGGGCATTTGGTCTTGGGGTCTTATCCAGGGCATGGTTAGGCGTTTTTGGCTTGAAGGATGCGACCGAGCAGGGTCCAGTTGACGGACCAAGCCTTGATGGTTTCGGAACGGTCGGGGCGGCTGCAGTTCACGCACTCCTTGCGGATGTGGATTTGCCAGCGGCGGAAATCGGTGGGGGTTGGTTTCATGGGTTTAGGGTTTGGAAAAGTTGATACTTCCCGCATGGTGCGGTTATGTTTTTTATCTGCGGCCCGAATCCGTTGGACCTGCTCAACACATACTCGCAGGCATTCCCCTTGGGCCGTACCTCAATCACACGCCACGGGCAGTCGTTGGTGCAGGATGTCAGTAGCAGAAGGAGCAGGATGCGGTGCATGGGTCAAAGATACGCACAATTTACCCACATTCAGCCAACACCCTTTGGAAATCTTCCACGCTTCGGATAACCTCGTACCTGTACCCTGCCTCCTGAACGACCCCCTGCCACCATTTCTGCGATAGGGACTGCTTGCCCTTGGGGTCTTTAAACTCCAAGAACACGGCTCCAGCGTTGGATAGGTATATCATATCGCTCACCCCCGCCACCACTCCCATGGCCTTCATCACGCTTCCCGCATAGGCAGACGGGGCATTGTTGTTTACAGTAAACAATCGGCCCCGCTGGTCGGGGAAGGTGTTCCAGTGCCATTGGAAGCACTCGGCTTGAATCTTGAACTCTTGCATGGAATTATTTTAATATAGGAAAACGGTCTTTGTTGTGGAAGGCCCAGCCTGGCTTCCAGCCCATGTAGCGGATGAACTCCAAGGCTTCGGCTTTGCTCTTGCATTGGTTGTGAAGCACCCAATAAGGCGAAATTACCTTGGCCTTGGCCAGTTGTGCCTTTAGGTACATGTTGCTGGTCGTGGCCAACTGCATGCCCTGTGCCTTGGTCATCAGGTGTAGGTCCACCATCTCGCCCTGCTCTTGCGGTTTGCGCTGGTACTCGTAGCCGCAATGCTTGCACTTCATCGCCCCCACGGGAATAATCGCCTCGCAGCCCTTGCAGTTCTTCGCACCGCCAACGCCATCGGATTTCTTCTTGCGTTTCTTTTTGAGGGACCATTGCTGCCGGTTCTCCCAAAAGCCATGGGTCTGCACGTTGTTCCCAAAGTCAAGGATGGTGAACTCCTTCTTGGTAGGTGTCACCCTGGAACCACGGCCCACCATCTGCATGAATAGCGGCAGGCTTGCGGTCGCACGGTACAGGATCACGACCTCGATGGTTGGCTCGTCAAAGCCTGTGGTCATTAAATCGCAGTTGCAAAGGATAGCGTCGGGGGCATGCTTGAACCACGCCAGTACATCGGCCCGGTCCTGCTTGTTCATGGTCCCATCCACATGCCGGGCGTTGTGGCCTGCAACCTGCAAAGCGGCGCAGACCTCTTGACTGGATGCGATGTTGCTGGCAAACACGATGGCCTTCTTGCCCCTGCAATGCCTCCCATAGTTTTGGACCACTCCATCAAATACCCTCCGCTTGGAATAGACCGTTGCCATCTGCTCCGTGTCGTAATCGTTCCCCTTCATGCGGATTCCGGAAAGGTCTTGATTGGCACCATAGGTCACGGGGTTGGCAAGAAACCCTTGGTCAATCAATTCCTGCACCTGAACTGGAACATGCAGAACCTCGTAGAACTTGGACAGGCACTCTTGATTCCCCCGACGCAGCGGTGTTGCAGTAGCCCCGATGACCACGGCCTTGGGGTTGATGTATGGCAGCAATGGGTTGAAGGTCTGCTTGTGGGCTTCGTCAATGATGACCAGGTCCATTCGGTTCAGCAGGTCCGTGTATTCGACTGCGTCCTTCCTACGGCTAAAGGTTTGGGCCATGGCGATGAAACAATTCCCCGAAACATCGAGCCGGGTCTTGCTGGCTTCAATAAGGGTAGGCTTGATTCCGAACAGGTCCAAGGCTCCGTTGGATTGCTTCAGCAGTTCGACACGGTCCGTGAAGATGATGGCCTGCTTGCCTTTCTCCAAGGCTCTTGCAACCATGTAGGTGAACATGACGGTCTTTCCGCTTCCAGTTGGGGAGCAGAGTATCAAGCGTTTCTTGCCCTCGGAAAGGCTTAACCGCATCATGTCAATGGCTTTGGTTTGGTAGGGTCTTAACATAGTTACTGATAGTTACTGCAAAATTTGAGTAGTGACTGGGAAAATCTGCGTTTTTGATAGCGTGAGGGCCACTTATAGTCACATAGTCACTACATTCACTACTTTTCTATAGAGAATATATATATATACATACACGCACACACGCACACGCATATATATTGCTTAAAGAGAAATCGCATTTTTAGTGACTATGTGACTATGTCAGTACGGATATCGCTTATTATCACCGCCTTGCGCATAGTTACTACTATTCGTTTTAGTGACTAGGTAATAGCATCCTCGGTTGTTTCGGTCGGCTCGGCTGACTTTTTTGCAGCCAATGGACTTGAGAACCGCCCCAAGTTTGTTCGGGTTAATTTTTTGCTCGGTGTAGGATTCAAGGATGTTTTTAATTTCCGAGTTGGTCAGCCACTCCGCTCCGATGCCTTTATTCTTTTCGTTTGGCATCTCAAAATAGTTAAAGAGCAATTCCTTCTCAACCGCTGGCTGGACGTTGTTCATGGTCTTTTCGTTCAGCATGGTGATTTCAGCCTTGGACAGTTGCCAGGCATCTGCTCCTTGGGTCTTGTAGGCGTGGTAGGCTTCGATGAACAGGTCCGTCTTGTCGATGGCGGCATAGGCATCCCAATCAATGTGGCCCACAACGATGGGCAGAATCCTACGGTTCCCCGTAAGGTCGTTGATGACTTCCTCGTCGTTTGATGTGCCGCAAAGCACCGCATACCTGGTCAATTCTTCATGGACCCGTCCGTAAGGCTTGCGGATGCTGAATGTCTGCTTGGAGGACAGTTCCTTCAGTTTCTTGGCCTCCTGCTTGGACTTGCCGCCGAACTCATCGTCGCAGAGGATAATCTTCTTGCACATGAGAATTTCGTCATCCTTGCCGGCATCCAGTTTGGATTCGCCGTAGTAGGACCGTAGTTCCGTTGGCAGCAGGTTGCGAAAGAAGTTGGTTTTGCCGATACCCTGGTCGCCGCATAGCACCAAGATGGACAACGAATACTCCCCGTGCATGCTTGCAACCACCGAGCAGAGCCACTTGTAGATGCAGAGTTGCATGAATGCGTGTTCGACATTTGTGGCCACGATGGTATCGGTCAATGCTTTGATGCAGCCAGTCGGGGTCCGGTGTGCGTTCTTGGCGAAGAACTGCATAAACGGGTTGTACGTCGGGGTATGGCTTGATTCAATAATTGAGTTGATTAACTGCATGTTGACCTCCTTCCTTCCAAACTGCTCCAAGCAATCGGTGTATAGGTCGTTGATGTCAACGTCGGTAATGGGTTCCCCTTTGAGTTCAATGCAACGGGTTACTTCATTGCGCTTTAGGTCAAAGGACCTTAAGTAAGCCTTGATTTGTTTGAGCGGAGTGTCCTCGGTATCAGCGGATTTCAATTCCGTAGTATCAAGGGCCATGGTGTTGGCGACGATTTCCTCCAACTGGTCCACGTTTATTTGGTCAATCTCCCGAAGGATGCGGACCGCCGTTTCGGTGGCGGCGTTGATGTCCTTGGGTCCTCCATTGGTACCCACCCGCATGCGGTGGGACTTGGCGGTTGATACAATATGCTTGGTTTGCTTGGTTTGGATTTCGACCCCTGCGTTTTTGGCGAGCCACATAAACGAGGCGAAGGACACCTGGTTCTGCTTGGACTGGCAGAGTTGCTTGTACTTGCGGTCGCATGCTTCGGGGTTGTACTTCGGGGATAGCGCCGATACCCGATGGAATAGGTCGGCCCCCGGCTCATGGTACTTTGCTGCAATGGCAAATCCAATCTTGACCCAATCGGCATAAGAATCCGTCAGGTCAATGCGCTTGGCCTCCAGTTGTTGGAGGATGTGTTCGACATCGTGTTCGCCGTGGGGATAAAACTTGGGGACCGGTGCGGCCTTGACCTTGGGCAGGTAGGTCTTGAACACCTGCACATTTTTGGCGGTGATGAATGCGTCGGGGTCAAAACTGACGAACCGCAGACGGCTTACGTCCTTGCATGCAGGGTCCACGATGATGTGGAACTTGTCCGCAAGACGTTTCTCCAGGGCGTAGAACGCATCCAAATGGCGGTCCGGTTCGATACGGTAGTAGGCCGCATAGCCTTCGCCTCCCGTGGACTTGTGCAGGGCGTAGAGGTATTCGTCCTCACGGATTGCCAGCACGTCAACGCCCTCGTTGTCCTTGGCATCGATGTCAATGCAGAGAATGCCCGAATGCGCTTCAAGGCCCTCTTTGCCCTGCTTCTTGAACTTGCCGCTTGGAGTTACGGCGGTGAGCCTTCGTTTGGTTTCCTCGGTTTTGGCCTTACGATAGGCCATGACCTCGGTGTAGAAGATGCCGTCCTTGATGTCCTGAATGTACTGGACGAACTGCATGTGGCTCTCCGGGACGTTGTTTCGCACACCGCTTCCCGTGGAGGCTTTGAAGATTGATATTTCTGCCATAGCATTAAGAAAAAAACGCCCCAACTGTTCCGGCAGCTGGGGCGAGGGGTTACGATGGAATGAACCCTTTATCTAAACACCGCATGGCCGGAAACATGAGGTGGTTATTGGTAAATGTAATATGCTTACAAAGTTACACTAAAAAGGCATATCACCATCTTGCGGTGCAAAATTCCCGCCGCTGGGCTGCTGCTGGAATGGTTCCACCTTGCCGCTCAAGAACTTCTCTCGCCGTTTCTTGCTTCTTTGACCCATGCAGAAAGGCGCATCTTGGTTCCGTCGGGCAGAACGATATCGCCCCTGTAATCGGGACGCTTGGGGTTGTCACCTTTGTCGTTGGCAAACAAGGTGAAGGTGTTGGGTTGGGGGGTGTAATCGCTCATGGGTTTTGGGTTGGGGTTTGGTTGGGTTGAATTGAATAGGTACAGTTGTCTTGCACGAGCCAATTTGAGGCCCGTAAATCGCTTAGAATTCGGTAAGTGGTACGCATGTTAAGGCCAAGCACTTTGGCGAGTTCTGTGGCCCTGTATGGGCGTTGTGCGAGGTATGACACGGCGTAGATGGTGGCGACCCTTCGTTGGATTTCTTTTCCTTTAGGTTTGGGCATGGTTAAGTGGTCTTAAAAGTTACTGCAATGGATGGTTTTGTCCCTTTTGCGGGACACACAGGAACCGCTTCGCCCGTCGCTTCGTCGTACACCGTGGCCTTGCCAGCGTTGCGGAAGGCCATCTTGAGCAGTTCTTCCCTCGCCTTCATGCTTGCTTGCAGGTCACTCCACACCTGGTCGTGCGTGTAGTCGGGAGTGAGTGCACCCTCCTTGACTTGGATTTCAGCACCGAAGGCGGAGAAGGTTTTCCCGTGCTTTTCGGCTTCGTCACGGACATGTCCTCGGTGGCTTTCAGTACCTGCTCCAAGGCTTTGACGACTGCCTTCAAGCGCACATGGGCGGCGATGGGATTGACCTCGCCTTCCTCGATGCGGTGGATAAGGCCAGCGGCGATGTCGGCGATGTCAGCCTTGCTGATGTCCGACTTTGGAATAGTGACGAGATGGTTCATGGATTTTGAGTGGTTTGTTGGGATTGGAAGAGGTCGTGCATAGACCAAACACTGCCGTTCCAAATTGATTTTGGAAGAGCGCAATAAATATCAAGCATCTCTCTTCCTGAAAATTCGGTCCAATGTTCTTTGGATTGTAGGCTGTCTATTATTTTTTGACCCATTATAGGTCGTTCTTCCTTGAATTTTAGGATGGCCGCAAAGACATCGGCATTGCAGGTTTGTAGTAGGTTAGCCATGGCTTATTTTTTAGAGAGTTGGTTTTGGATGAATGCGATGCCCTTTTCAAAACGGGCGGGGGTCATTTGGTCGATGTCCTTCATGTAGCGCTCCTGCTGGTCAGCGGGGAGTTTCTTGACCAGTTTCAAGAAGTCCGCTTTGAGGGTCGCAACGGTTAGGTCGTCGTAGGAGGGAACCAATCCAAGTTTGTCAGTCAAGTCGTTGAACTGCTCCTGCTTGGCGATAGCCATGGACACCTCGTTGGCACTTGCGATGCTCGTTTCAATCCCGATACCAAGGGCAGCCAAGGCACGGCCAAAGGCAGAGGTTTCGCAGTTTTCTACATAACTCGTTTTGTTAATCATTGAACTGGTGCGGTCCTCATGAGCGTGGCCAGTTGCCCTGATGCGGCCATCGGCATCACGGATGATGGCCTTGATGCAGCAGCGGTCGGGTTGCAGGTCAACGAGGTCCGACTCAATGCTCCAACCAGCGAAGGTTTGTCGTTGCGGAAATAGAGCAGGCGTTGGTTGACTTCAACATAGTCCTTGCCTTTGATGTTGGTGGTTTTGAATTTGTGCATGGTTTGGGGTTTAGTTGGTGATGATTGCGAAAATGAATCTGCCGAAGAATGCGATGCCGAGGCAGGTGGTCAGCACGATGTAGCCCGTGGCAAGGGCGGCTTTGAGTTTGGTTTTGGTTTCGTGGGTCATGGTTTTGGGTTTAGTGGATGGAATAAAAGAATGTGCGTTGGCGAGCCGCACCCCTCGTTGGATTATGCTAAGCGCCTGTAGGTTGGGTTGAACATTCTACCAGTGCGGCGGCACATTGGCTTTGGCTTAAGGATTTCGTAGGGTATTGATGTCGGCTCAATGACTTCCATTTTAACCCAAGACTTGTCTGCATTGTGCCACTGGACTTGCGCCCTGTTCTTTTCTGTGTCAATGGCAATTACGATACCTGTGCGGCCAATAACATAGTCGCCTTTGCTTCTTACTACCTCGATTCCGATTGTGGTGTTTTTCATAACTTTTGGTTTTGTGGTTGGTTTGTATGTCAAAGATACGGCGGTTTTTCCTTTTGCGACCTCTTGTGTCAATTTTTTGTGAAACTTTTTTTTTGGCCCTACACCCGATGCGGTATAAGATTTTTAAAACTCGCTGTTTTCGCCATATTTTGACGCTATCGGGTATAAATTTGCGGCATGACCTACCACTCTACCCGACCTGCAAAAGCCCTCACAAACGCCTTGGAGCGGCTGATGATTGCTATTTCGCCCGCTGACCTGGAGCAGAACCACGCCCTCCTGTGCGAATACCGCCGTGCCTGCGAACTGCTGGGCTACGACCCCGCCAAAGCCCAATGGGCGGGGATTCACGAAGTGTCTGCCTCCCAGTTGCCCAAGGACGAAGACCACACCGTCTGCTACTATCCGCTTTTAAACCCCGAAGAATAACCATGCGAAACATAACCCACCTCGTCGTGCATTGCACGGCCACGCCGAAGAACACCACCATTGCATCCATCCGCCGCCATTGGAAGGAGGGGCTTGGTTGGAAGTCGGTGGGCTATCACAAGATTGTGGAACCCAACGGGAACATCCTCACCCTTGCGACCGACGACAAGACCACCAACGGGGTTGCTGGACACAACGCTACGAGCCTGCATGTGTCCTATATCGGCGGCAAGGACACGGACGACCGCACCATTCAGCAGAGGCAAGCCATCGCAGGGGTTCTGCTATCTTGGTTGCAGAAATACCCGAAGGCCCGCATTTGCGGACACAGGGACTTTCCAGGTGTGACCAAGGCTTGCCCGCAGTTCAATGCGGAGAAAGAGTACGGCTACCTGTACTTGACCGCCAACGACACGCAGGAGGGATAGTTGTACGAGGAAATCGTACAGGTCAGTACAACCTATCCGCAGGTGTGAAGGTGGCGTGGAGTTGCAACTCGGTCCCCTTGTTGTCTTTGCTTGCGTTCCTGCTCGTTTCTAACTTCATCCAATATCCGCCAAGAGGCTTCGGGCCTCGTCCTCGTTCAGTGTGAAAGCCCATGTACCCGCCGTCCCATTCCTCCTTGTAAGTCGCAGTACGCAGTTGGTGAACAGGCTTTTGAATAAGAGTTTTGGTTTGGCGGTCATATTTGTGGATAATGTTTTGATGGTAGTATAGTTCGTGGACATGGCCCATCCATGTGCAGTCATATCCTTCCATTGTCATCATTAACCTTGAATCGTGAATCACGCCCTTGCTGATGATCCCTCCCCCACCTGCCCCATGAAAATAATGCACTACGAAGTTCATGCCCCGATTCGGGTCGTGCTGCACTCGGATGTCAATGGTTCCTCCGTAGCCTCCCACTTCAACTGCTGACCCCGTGGCGTAGTTGAGGGTGCTTGCAAAGCGTTGCAGGATGTCGGTTTCTTGGTGGTGGATGATGGATGTTTCGTGGTTCCCGTAGCCAACCAGTAGCAGGTTCTTGGCGTAGGGGGCAAACCATTCCACCGCCGTGTTGACGATGCTATCCAAGTACCTGGCGTTGTTGTGTTCTTCACGGATGTCTTCCTTGCTCCGTCGGGGGTCACCCTTCCCCTGCATCAAACAAAAAAAGTCACCGTTGACGATGACTCCTGCGTTGCGGCGTTGTGCTTCCTTTAGGTGGTTGGTCAGCAGCCCCCTGTCGCAATGGGGGTTGTCCCAATGCAGGTCGCTGATAAGAAGAAACTCCTGCCCGCTTTGGCAGGTCAGGTCGTGGATGTTGCGAGCGTGTTTGGTTAGTGGTAGAATCATTGCAATGATTTGAGGTTTGCGTTCTCGGCTTCAAGGGCTTGGATTGTGTTCTCCAAACTCTCTATCCGCTGACGCAAAACTACAAGTTCATTGCGTAATTCGGTCAACTCTTT